GAGGCTTGCAGGCCAACGTTCATCAGCACTAACAAGTCGCGCAAAAACCTTGAGGCAAGTTTTGATGAGCGAATCGCCAGCAGGCTCGGTTTGTTCAAGTGGATTGGCATTGGCGGGGAGGACAAGAGGAAATGAATCAGTATGATCTTGAAATAACGGTGCTGGGCGACCCCAAAGCACAAGGCAGGTTTACAAAGTGATATTGATGATCTGCGAAATGGACTTTGAAAAAAGCAAGGAGGCACAATGACCCTTGAACAGTTAATCACCAAACTCGACGCCGTTACCGAATGGCAGAAAAGAGCGTACCGGCAGTACCGGTGGATCAAGTGGGAATACCGGATAATGATTGCCCTGCTTTGCCTGTGCTGTATTGAGAACCTGATTATCTTTTTGAGATTGGGAGGGGTATTGTGAAAATCTTAGCAATTGACCCCGGAAATGTAAAATCTGCCTATGCCGTTTACCGGGACGGCGCGTTTATCGAACACGACATCATAGAAAACCCTGTCATGCTCCATATCATCAAGCAATTCGAGGCCGACTGTGTTGTCATCGAGCGGGTGGAATGTATGGGCATGGCGGTAGGCAAGTCCGTCTTTCAAACCTGTGAATGGATCGGGCGGTTTATTCAAGAGGCCGTTTCCCATGCCGAGGTTTACACTATCGGGCGGCGCAATGTCAAGATCCACCTTTGCGGGTCCATGAAGGCCAAGGATTCCAATATCCGGCAGGCCGTGATGGATCGGTTCGGCTCTACTCGGGAAAAGGCAATCGGGACAAAGAAGGCCCCGGGCCCCCTGTACGGAGTGCGCAAAGATGTGTGGTCGGCGGTTGCCATTGCCCTGACCTCATCGGAGAACCGGGAAGGGTTGGTGAGGCACGAATGAAACCCCACGTAAAAAACTACCTGAAGGCCCACGGCTACGGCGAACAGGATTTTATCCCCTGCGAGGAGTGCGGTCGTCAGGCCGTGGATATTCACCACAAGATTTTCAGGAGTCAAGGCGGGACGGATGAAGTGGATAATCTGATTGCTTTATGTCGTGATTGTCACGATATGGCACATGGAAAGGTGAAAATATGAGCCACCCACTGAAATGGCAGTCAGTAAAACCCTCAGCTTGCCGCCACGCTTACGAGGATTGCGCAGGACGCGAGAAAAACAAAAACCCGACCCACGGTAGGGTCAGGGAAAAAGAGCGGCTTAAATCGCTTTCTGTTGAATAACCAACAATAAAAGATAGAAATTAAGGAGAAAGTGAAAAATGAAAACCTGTGAAACCTGCGAACACTACCCCGACTGTAAAGCCGACCCGGACTGTGGGGAATTGAAGGTGTGTGAGTTTTGGAGTAATTCACCGGCGGAAGCCGACCCGGTTCTTTTGGCGGAAAATGAACGGCTGAAAGAAACAGCCAAGATAGCCATTCAGGAGATTGGGGCGTGGAGTCGGAAGGCGGGGAAATTAGAGGCGGAAAATGAACGGCTGAAAGAAGCGTTGCAGTCATTGTACGATGAGCAGAACGGCCCGCCGTTGATCCGTTACCAGAAGTCCTGGGAAGCGGCTATGGATAAGGCAGAACAAGCCCTGAAAGGAGGCAAGTAAAATGTTACCGTGGAACGAAAGAGTAACGATGTTGTCAATTAATCCAGATGCGGCCAACCGGAACGATGTGGCGAGAATGGCGGCTGAATTGATGGAGGCGAACCATGAGAATGCACGGCTGTGGGATAAGTTAAAGGCAATTCATGAAATTTGTGAAACCTGGCTGGGGAAAGGCAACTGCAATGAGTGTGACTCAGCCAGGATAATAGCCAAAGCCGCCCTTGAGGATAAGCGGATTAAAGAGAATCAGACAAAACGCAGAAAGGAAAAGCCTGATGCCTAAAGGCGGTACTTCGATCGACCTGGCCGCGGCGCCGCTGCACTGGATGTGTCACGGCTGCGGAGGCGTCGGACAACAAATAGGAATCCTGTAGTGGTTCGCAGGTTCGGGCTGGTATGGATGCCCGCCCGCCTGCAATTTTTAAGCAGGAAACAGTTTTAAGAAAGGATTTCGTATGAGTGAACTATTATTGCAATTGGTCAAATCATTGGTAGCGGCAATGTCAGCGATGCTAACCGCCGAACAGGTCAAGAAAATCATTGATAACGCCTTTGATGCGATTGAGGAAAAGGTAGCTGATAGCAGTACCCATTGGGACGATGTTATTGTGCTTCCGATGATCAAGGCGTTGCGGGCCGCCCTCAATGTGCCAGACAATGATGAGACTGAAACGGTTTCGGATTAGGTGGATGAAACGGCATATCCGGCCTCGTTATTACAAATATAGCGGGGCCGGAAAAAGCCCTTGGAGTAACGAAAATGAAAAACTGGTGGAAAATTATGATTGCGGCAATTTCTTCAATCATCCTGATTTGGAAGGATTGGTTCAGCCGTGAATCCAAAGCGAAAAGGGAAGCTTATGAAAAAGCAGAACAAAAAATTGATAGTGATGCGGATACTGCTGATTTGCAGTCCGATTTGGATGATTTGCTTAACGGGATGTAACAACGTAACACTGTACCCGCTCGAAGGCGATCACATTATCAATGTCAAAGCGGACGAAGAATTTACCGCCCCGCGAAATGGCTATTTCCTCTCTGATGAATATTTCAAAAAGGTCCTCAAGGCTCAGGTGAAGGAATTTTGATTATGAAGATTGAAATTTTCAAAGGCAAAGGAAAAAAGAAGCAGTTTTATACCGGATTAAATCAGGGAATGGGCGTGATGAAAACTGGAACTAAGGAATGGGCCAAGAGCAACTTGAACTTTCAGCTTGGTTGTGAACATGGATGCCGTTATTGCTATGCTCGTGAGATGGCGGTAAACAGATTTAACCGCTGCACTGTTGAGCAGTGGACGCAGCCGGTTATCGACAATGAAAAAGTCGATCAACCACGAGGCAAGCGTAAAGGCATTATCATGTTTCCGTCAACTCACGATCTTACACCCCTGAATATGTCTCAATATCTCTGTGTTTTACGAAAATTGCTCGATGCGGGAAATAAAGTCCTGATTGTCAGTAAGCCGCATTGGAGTTGCATCACGGTAATTTGCGATTTTTACACAGAATTCAGAGATCAGATAATGTTTCGGTTTACCATTGGCTCAATGAATGATGAGATTCTTTCATTTTGGGAACCGGAAGCCCCGAACTTCGCCGAAAGATTGGCTTGCCTGCAATATGCTTTCCAGCGTGGATTTAAGACAAGTGTTAGCTGTGAGCCATATCTTGACCCTTATGTTGTTTACACCTATACCGCCTGCAAGGGTTATCTTACGGATAGCTTCTGGATTGGAAAATTAAAGCATTTTGACCGCAGAGTTGACCTTTCGGGCATTTCAACAGAGGAAATAGAGAAATTCGTCAAGCCACTTAAAGCCGCTCAGGGTGATGATATTGTTAAAAGTATGTATCGCCTGCTGGATGGTCGGCCGTTTGTACAGTGGAAAGATTCAATCAGAGAGGTAATGAAAAGAACGGCAAAAGATAAAAAACGTATCAAAGGATATTGGCGGCCATTGGAATGCCCTGAATGCGGGGCCAAAATGATTTGCGACGGCACAACTCCGCCAATTCGACACTACAAATGCACAAAATGTAAATATCGACAAAAAGTTGTTGAGCAAAATATATTAACGTAATTCCAATATTTGGATTAGCACACTTCCATTTTCAGCACTTCTTACACGATAATTCCTATATCGAGATAACAATTCATACAATGTTTCCAGAAAGGGTATAGGAATGCAGAGACACAGACCAAGGTAAGGATGGCTAAGAAGAAAACAACAACTAAGAAAGCGAATAAAGGGGGTAGGCCCACAGCCTACAAGCCCGAATACGCTAAAGAGGCATTTGAGTACTGCGCGATCTTTGGTGCAGATGATAAGATGCTGGCCAAAAAATTTGGCGTTGCCGAATCAACTTTGTACCTCTGGAAGCTTAAACACAATGAGTTTTCGGAGGCCTTAAAAGCCGGAAAAGAGGAATTCGACACAAAGAATGTCGAGAAGGCCTTACGTGATAGGGCGTTAGGCTATGAGCATGATGATGTTCATATCAGCAATTACCAGGGCGAAATCACGGTAACACCAATCAAGAAAAAATATCCACCCGATACAACGGCTTGCATCTTCTGGCTCAAAAACCGCCAGCCGGATAAGTGGAGAGACAAGCAAGAGGTCGAAGTTGACGCGAATCTTACAGTCAATATTGTTAATTATGGCGATAGCGATGAGTAAGAGCAGGAAAGAAATAAATCGAGACTACTACGAAAAGCATGGATTGGAGTATCACCGTGAATATCGTGAAAAAAAAGGTATACAGGTTTTGTGTGCTAACTGTAACACAAAGAAACAAATAGAGTTATGCAGAAAAGAACGACTAAAAAATCCAGTTTACAAAGAAAGGTTGGAGTGCGATGTCGACGATACGGCTGCCGCATAATTTTGACCCTCGTCCTTATCAATTGCCTTTTTTACGTGCAATGGACAATGGGTGCAAAAGGGCAGTTAAAGTCTGGCATCGCCGCTGACTGTGCCGGTAAGGACAAAACCGACCTTAATTATATGGTTAAGCGGGCCGCACAGCAGAGAGGTTATTATCCGTACTTTTTTCCCACGACGGCGATGGGGCGCAAGGTGCTCTGGGACGGGATGGACAAATCGGGATTTAAGTTCATCGATCACATTCCAGAGCAACTAATCTCAAACAAAAACAACACCGAAATGAAAGTCACGCTGAAGAACGGCTCAATTATCCAGATTATCGGCACGGATAATATCGAAAATGTTGGCGTTAATCCGATTGGCTGTAATTTCAGCGAGTTTTCGCTTCAAAATCAGAGGGCATGGGATTTAATTCGTCCTATTTTGGCCGAAAATGGCGGCTGGGCGATATTTAACTTTACTCCTCGTGGTAAGAATCATGCTTATGACCTGCTGAAAATGGCTCAGGCTAA